GGTAACCGTTTATTTTTTCCCATAGCGGAATGAAGATGGTATTGTGGGTGGACTTGGCATGTTCCCTGGGCCATTCAGCAGCACCCGCAAAATTGTCGTTTGCTCTTACTTCTTCTGCCCAGGATATTTGGAAGTCTGCACAGCGGGTGTTCTTCTCTGCTCTTTGATCGTAAACAAAGTGAGGGAAGTACCATTCCACAAAGAAGTTATAATCGGTTTTGGCTCGCTCAATTCGTTTTTGCTTATCCGCTTCGTCTTCCTTAATACCGGCACTGGTTTTTTCCTGAACGTACTTGCAGTGGTCAACCCACCGTTCGTACATTTCCTTAAACTCTTTACTGTTACGATCTATCATTAGTTACGGATTGACATGCGTTCAGTAATGTATAAGTCCTGCAACTTGTTCACCTTCTTAATGAAGTCGGATGTAATGGTTTTATCCTTTGTTGCTTTAACCTGAAGGTGTTTGTTGAAAGCCATAAAGGTTTCCATTTCATTTACTACACTGTTCTTCTTATCCAGTGTTTCAATGAACTTGGCAAGCTTTGCAAGTTGATCAGCGATGGAAGTAAAATCTTTGTCCTCCTGGTTTTCGGTTAGAGCGTTGTCCAATATCTGACTGATAGAAAGAAGCGCTTTATTCACCAACTCAGTTCGTGTAATATTTTTCGCACTTCGTTTTTCTTTCCATCCACCTTTTTCAATCCACCCCTGTAAAGTTTTGGAAGTTGTACCAACTCTATCGCAGATGTCTTTTTGCAATTCTCCATTCATAAAAAGAATGAAGGCATACTCTTTTTTGTTTTCATCAATCTTGCGGCCCATACTTTGCATGTATTGTGAGTACAAACATAGTTTCTCCCAATCCCGTTTTTAGTCTCGTGTTAACATGAAGCCACTATAAAGTGGCTTCATGCCATTTTAAAATTGCCTCACTTTTTTACGATTTGTACACCGCTTTTTGCAAGTATAGGTTTGTGCCATCAATCGCAAGTGCAAACCATGAAGAAGAAGTTTTGGATAGTTAATAAAATCAATCCTACTACAGCGCAGATACTGATCTATGGTTACATCAGTCCTTATGATGTGAACAGCGCTGATTTTTTGATTGAGTTGACAACACTGGCTTCACAGTTTCACACCATTCAAATAAGAATTAACAGCGGTGGAGGAAGTGTCTTTGAAGGCATTGCTATACGTAGCGCCATCAAAACTTACAACAAAGCCGGTAAGAATGATGAAACCTACGTGGATGGCATT